CTGCATTGTTTTGGGTAGACACTCAATTAGTGGGTCAAGAGGATACAGACTTTATTACACTTACATACAGGGATAATGATGCACTACCTCAAAGCATAGTAGACGAACTATTAAAAGCTAGGAAGAAAGCAGAGACATCAACCTACTGGAAGAACTGGTGTCGTGTATATTTAGATGGGCTTATTGGAAATATTGAAGGGGCTTGTATTCCCGATTGGAAAGAAATAGATACAGTACCACAAGAAGCAAGACTATTAGGTTATGGAATGGATTTTGGCTATAGTGTAGACCCTACAACATTAATAGCATTATACAAATGGAACGATGCATATGTATATGATGAGGTGCTATATCAAAAGGGAATGCTTAATAGGGATATAAGTAGATTCTTAGAGTCACACGATATAAGAGAAAGCATCACGGCAGATTCAGCTGAACCAAAATCAATAGCAGAGTTACAGGGATATGGACATAATATTCACGGTGTAAGTAAAGGGAGGGATTCAGTTGTATATGGAATCAACCTAATGAACCAAAACGAAATCTATGTTTCTAGCCGTTCTAAGAACCTTAAAAGGGAATTAGGTGGTTATATATGGTCAACCGATAAAGAGGGCAACAAGACACAGAAACCAAGCGGTCTACATCCAGATTGCATAGATGCTGCACGGTACATTCTAACCGACACTTTAGAGAACCCGAATAAGGGTCAGTATTTTATTTACTAAAGTTTTTTTAATAACATTGTTGATAATCCAAAAAAAGGTTTTATATTTGTGTATAATTAAAAACAAACAATATGACTTACAAAGAATTTTACACAGCAGCTACAGAAGGAATCAACTTCAAAACAATATCTAAAGACGATATGCAATTCGCTTACATTATGTTTCACCAGACGTTTGGAGAAGCTCCTAAGAAAGCTATAGAGTCAGTTAATTTATTAAACTCATTCTATTTGCCAGTAGCGGATAAGACTAACGACTTATGTGGTGAGATAATCAAATTAAAAGCTAACTAATATAAACAAGGGGACAACGATGGACAAACACCAACTCTATCCCCTTTTTTTAAAACAAACAGTATGTACGACCCATCAAACGAACCAAAAGAAAACCAATGTCTAGAATGTCTTAATCCTTGCGATGGAGACTTTTGTAGCAAAGAATGCGATAGGGCTTGGATGAGTTAAATTTAATATATTTACAAAAACAAACGATATGAAAGATTTAAAAGAAAGTTACGAGTACGAATTAGTAAAAAGATTAACAGCAGAAGAGAATAGAAGCCTTGTAAGGAGCACAATTAAGAGAGGTTTAGTATTTACAGGCATTTGTATTATAAGCCTGCACGTCTTCTTAAATGCATTCCTATGGCTACTCAAGTACTAAAGGACTGGGAGGTTAAAAAGATATGCTGGGAGAATGATGTATATGTAATACAAACACCAATATCTTCCAGCTGGAAAAAAGGAGGGCAACCAGTAAGATTGACAATAGATTATAAGAGTCAATTAAGTAGAGGTAAAGAAATATACGAACAGAACAGTAAAGAGTTAGAAGATAAGATTAATGAAGTATACAGATACTTATACGATAACAATTTAAAATAAGGATTGGCACATCCTTTAAATATGTGCTAACATTTTTTCATAGTTTTTAGATTAGTTAGTAAGGGGGTTGCAGAGATGTAGCCCTTTTTCTATTTATACAAAACAAGATAAATTTTATTGTTATAATATATGAAAGTAGAAATACAAATACCAAGTAGTTTATCTGAAATAACACTAGAGCAATACCAGAAGTTTGCGAAGTTAAATACAGATGAGAATCAAGATAGCAGCTTCTTAATGCATAAGACCGTTGAGATATTTTGCGACCTTAACCTAAGGGATATAGCCAAGATTAAATACATCTACGTACAAGAGATACTAAACGATATAAATAAACTGTTTGAATCTAAACAAGACTTGATACCTACGTTTAGATTAAAGGGTGTTGATTATGGTTTCGTACCAGTCTTAGACGATATGACACTTGGGGAATACATAGACCTTGATGAGAACTTTACTGATTGGGATATGATGCACAAGGCTATGGCGGTTCTTTACAGACCTATCACATTACAAAAGGGAGACAGATATCAGATAGAAGAGTACGAAGGTTTAGAACGTGCTGACTTAATGAAGCAAATGCCATTGAATGTAGTAATGGGATGTATGTTTTTTTTTTACAATTTAAACAACGAACTACTGAAAACTACCCTGAACTATTTGAATCAGGAAATACCGAAGGAACTGACTACGGAGCAGCTACAAACTTTGGCAAAAAATGGGGGTGGTATCAATCACTCTATGGACTCTCTAAAGGAGATGTTAGACGATTTGAATATATTACTAAATTAAACTTTCACGAATGCTTTATGTTTTTAGCATTTGAAAAAGAAAAGAACCAACTAGAAGCAAAACTAATTAAGAACAGATGACAGGATTTTACAACGTAACGAAAAAAATAAAGGATGCACTTAATGCAGAGCCTTTTGTAAATACCGTTTCTTATGGTAGCCTTGATGATGTAGATTTAAATAAACAAACCATCTTTCCATTATCTCACATAATAGTAAATAACTGCAACGTTGCATCTAACACAATGACGTTTAACATTAGTATCCTAGCGATGGATATTGTAGACGAATCTAAAGACGAGGTTACAGATATATTTGTAGGTAATGATAACGAGCAAGATGTTTTAAATACCCAGTTAGAAGTTATTAACAGGGTTGTATCGATACTACAAAGGGGGGATTTATATACTGACCTATTCCAAGTAGATGGGGCTGTAGGATGTGAGCCATTTGTAGATAGATTTGAAAACAAGTTAGCTGGATGGGCAGCAACATTTGACGTATTAGTTAAAAACGATATGACGGTATGCTAACAAATACAAAAGAATCTTTAGAGAAGTTCAGAAAGTTTGTTGCACAACAATCACGCAGCAGATTAACTAAGGGCAAAAAGAACGTTTCTAAGGGACTTTATAAGAAGTTGGATGGTGTTTTAACGGTTAGCCCTAATTCGTTTAAACTAAGCTGGGATTTAGGTTATGGTAATTTCCAAGATAAAGGTGTAAGCGGAACTGAAAAGAAATACGATACACCTTATAGTTATAAAAGTAAAATGCCACCTGTTAAACCGTTAGCGGATTGGGCAAAAGCAAAGGGTCTTAAATTAAGAGACTCAAAGGGTAGATTCCAAAAGGGAGGTTATACAACATTAGGCTTCTTAATTGCAAGAAGCATACAGCGTAAAGGTATTAAGCCTTCTCTGTTCTTTACTAAACCATTTGAACAAGGTTTTAAGAAACTACCAGACGAACTACTAGAAGCATACGGATTAGACGTAGAAGAGTTTTTACAATTTACATTAAATAAAAAATAATGAGTACAAAGATAAACGTTAGAAGTCCATACTTTCTACAATTTACAGAACCAACTCAAGCGCTGGGTATTTTTACCTGTACAACAGCTGGACTTACAAACTTCTCGGTAGACAGTAGCGGCGTAATAAATAACCCTAATATTAGAAACGGTTCTATATTAGACCAGACGGATTATAGTTTTGCTGCAAATACTGGAGCAAGCACAATATCAAGAAGCGTTACTTATACTATTGCAATACCTTCGGCTTACACTAACTCTAATGATGCTACTATTGATTGCGTTCAAACATTTGACCAACCATTCCAGACCGCACAAGAAGACCCTAATCTAAACCTTACCTGCCCAACATTTTCAGGTACAGTACCAAACCTTTCAAACATAGCCCCATCCTTAGAACAGTTAATAGATGTGGATTCTTATTTTACAGCAGGTACTGAGTCTATTGCAAGTTATCAAGTTTCAAGGGTAAGTGGTAGCGGTTCTGTAACGGCTGTTATTTCAGGTACAGGGTCTAGTACTATTTGCACAATACAATCTTCTACACCTTGTGTTAGTGCGGTATTTCAATTTAAAGCGATAAACACTTCGGGTAGTTGTTCTGCGGTTTCAAATAGTTTTTCCTTTAATACTTCAGGATGCGTTGCCTTTGATTGTGATGATGCAGACATAGACGAAACCACTGGAAATATAGAACAAGATGGAACGGTACACAAATCTACTTGGAACAATGGAGGTCTTCAATTAAATAAACTTCTTTACGGTGCAACTGATATCACTACAAGTTTAAATGTAGGTGCTAACAATACAGGCTCAGATAGAAATATTGTATTAACATACAGATTTAATATTCCTATTGGATACACAAACTATCCGGGAACTTTTGATTGTAATGTAACTTATTCTCAACCTGCAACCGCAACACTTTTACCTTTTACTTGTGCGGATGCTCAAATTACAGGAACCTTTATATCGGATAGCGGAAACATTGCAGCACCCGACTTAGTATTAGGAAACCTTATTAGCTGGACACCTCAATCATTTCCAGAAGTTCTTTTAGATACACCTAGAACAATAACCTTTACAATAGAACCACCTGCAACTGGGTTTAGTAATTCAGGAGGTGCAAATTTATCTTGTGATGTTGATATAACGCAACCTGCAAAACAATTAGATTGCGGAACTGTAACCGTGTTTTTGAGTCAAGGATATAATTCAATAGATGATATATGTTCAGAAAGAGCAGCTGGAAGATATTGGCAAACCAGCAATCAGGTTTCAACAAACGCATCAACAGCTTCGGCTGCACGCTATCAGCTTGGTACTAGAATGTGTTACGGTAGTACAGCAGTATTTGGAGGCGGTAAATGGTATGTGATAACAACAACCCAAACAACAGGAGACGCTCAATACCAATTCTATGCAATACAGATAGACAGTTTTGGAATAGTTCAAAATTCTCTTATTTGGAACTGTAGTACAGGTGGTGGTAATATTTAATAAAAAGAAAAAATGGCTTTACAAAAAGTAGATTTAAAACTATATGTATATTCTGGAACTTCGGGAAGTTTTTCAAATGGAGATTTAAAGTACGAAATAAGCAAAGATAGAATATCCTCACAAAGTAACATTGTGTTAGAGGTTGGTCAGCTTGTCAAGGATTATCTAGTAACATCTTTTGATAATGACTATTTATGTAATACTGTTTGGGTTTCTGCGGTTGTAGATTATTATGATTCTATAACTGAAGCAATCTATGAATCAAACGGAACGCAAACGTTTACTTACTTAGCTTTTGATGGATATGGAGACTTTCAGGAAGAAATAAACCCAGCGTTAAGTACTGACCTTTTGCAGACCAGTCTTAATATGTATCTACCAGAAGGAACAGCAGGTAAGCTACCAATATTTGCAGAGGGTGTTGGTAAAGTTATCATTGATTCAGTTACCACGCAAATAACAGACAGCGGAAACTCTAACCAAAAGATTCAATATCTAACAATACCAGCTAATTCTAGTTCTGTACAGATATATGCAACCGATGATAGCACACTTTTAAAGACTGTAACGGTTAATAATGTATGCGAGCCGAAGTTTACACCACATAAAGTAACGTTTGTAAACAAGTTAGGTACATATCAGGATATATATTTCTTTAAAAAGACAACTGAAAGCTTCAATGTAAAAGATGAGACGTACAAAAGAAACACAATAGACACTAATACCCTTACCTACGGAACTAACGAAGGTCAAAAACAAAGATATAATGTAAACGGTTCTACTAAAATTACTTTAAATACTGGCTATGTAAAGGAGGATTTCAATAGTGCACTAGAAGAACTGTTCTTATCGGAGAACGCTTGGATTAGATGGGAAGGTAAAACACTACCCGTCATTGTTTCAAGCAAGGATATGACCCTTAAAAACGTTTTAAATGATAAGTTGATTGATTACACGGTAGGCTTTGAGTTTGCATTTAACAAGATAAACAATGTACGTTAATGATTTCACTACAACTATATATAGAAGGGCAACAGGTAGAGCTACACGATAATGAAAGCGTAGTACTTAAGCAAAGTATTAAAGATGTTCAAGACTTGGAAAAGGTCTTTACTGATTATACACGTACTTTTAACGTTCCTGCTTCTACGGTCAATAACAAGATATTTAAACACTTCTATAATTTTAATATAAAGGGGTTCGATGCAAGAAGCAAAAAACCAGCCACATTAGAATTAAACTATACTCCTTTTAAAATTGGAAACATAAAGCTAGAGGGTGTCCAAATGCAAGACAATAAGCCTGTAAATTATAGACTTACCTTCTTTGGAAATATGACTTCATTAAAAGATACGTTCAAGGATGATGATTTAAGTTCATTAGAAACGCTTGCAAATGTAGCTTTTTCATATACACCTGCCGAAGTATCTACATTATTACAACAGGGAAAAGATATATTTATAGGAACTGAAACGGTTTCAAGGGGATTGGTTGCTCCATTGATAACCCATACCGACAGACTATATTACGATTCATCTCAGGACACTGCAGGCACTTTTAATTTAGCAGTGGGTGCTGAATCAAAGGGTTTGGTTTATGACCAATTAAAACCTGCTATAAGTATCTACGCATTAATACGAGCGATTGAAGGAAAATACCATATTGAGTTTAGTGATGACTTTATAAATAACAGTAACGATAAACTGACTAAGCTATATATTTGGCTGCATAGAAAAAAGGGCAGTCTTTTAGCGGATGATTATATTAATAGAAAATCAGCTACAAATTGGGGGAATATTGTATCTGGTATTAATGGCGGAAGGTTTAGCTATTACGGTTTTATCAATCAAACTGTTGACGAAGGAATTAATAGATTTATTGAAATTTCAGTTTCAACGGCTTCAAGTGTTGAATACGAAGTTGTAGTGCAAGATGGACAGGAGGTAGTACATAGTTCTGAACACGTAGGAAGTTCAACACCTATATCTTTTAACGATAACTACGAATTATTTTCCCAACCGTTTGGAACTTCAAACCAGTTAAAGGTTTTTATAATAACATCCGATACAGCTGTTTTTGACATTGATTTTATTGTTAGAGATGTAGCAAGTAATAGAAGCGGAACGTCTTCTGCAACGGCACAAATAACTACAAACAATATTTACTGGTTTTCTTTATTAAACGAAATGCCTGAAATTAAAGTAATGGACTTTCTTACAGGGATTTTTAAAATGTTTAATCTCACTTCTTTTTACGAAGGAGACGTTATAAAGGTTTTACCATTAGATGACTTTTACGCAAGTAGTACAAATACTTTTGATATTACAAAATACTTAGACAAGGGGACATCGGAAGTAAATTCAGTTTTACCGTTTAACTTAATAAATTTTAAATATCAAGAACCGAAAACATTATTAGCCTATAATCATAAGTTTAGCTTCGAAAATACTTGGGGCGGTTTAGCTTATGAAAACCCAGGGATATCTAAAGGCAGCACGTACACCGTACAACTTCCTTTTGAAAATCTAAAGTTTGAGCGAATTAAAAACAGTGGACAGGTAAACACTTCAATACAATGGGGATATTCGGTAGATGCAAAATCCGCTCCATATATAGGAAAGCCCTTTATTTTTTATACAAATAAAATACAGAACGGAAATCCTATTTCGTTTTTAGAAACGGCAGGAGGTTCGGTTACATCAATACCACAATACCACGTTCCATCAAATTCTGTAGATGTTGAACAAGATTCCGAAACTATAAACTTTGGTTCTGAAAAAAGCGAGTGGACTGCAACCAATTTTGATAAGTCTTTATACAAAACGCATTACGATACTTACATTAAAGGTGCTTTTAGTCAATCAAGAAGGTTAAGTAAGTTTAGGGCTTACGTTCCTATGTCTGTAATTTCTAATTTAGGTCTTGAGGATAAGATAATAGTGTTTGATAATCTATATAAAATAAACTCAGTAACAACCAATTTTCAAAACGGACTATCCTCTTTTGAGTTGATAAACGAAACCTTAGACTTTACGGCTACGGCAAATGATAACATAAGAGATGAAGCAGAAACGATTGACAATTCTACGGTAACAGTAGACACTACATTAGTAACCGCTGATAATGGTATAAGAACTATATAAAAATGATAGAAAATATTTTACAAATGCTAGAGATAGCAAAAAGGGAAAAGCAAATTAGGGAATTAACTCACATCGCATT